AAATCTTGAGTTAAGCCATCCTCAACATGTTTTTCTTAATGAATTAAACACTAAGTTTCGTGCGTATGTCGGCGGTCTGGGGTCAGGAAAAACTTACGTTGGTTGTTTAGACCTACTGCTTTTTGCAATAAAGCACCCCGGAACAAAGCAGGGGTATTTTGGCCCGTCTTACCCAAGTATTCGAGATATATTTTACCCGACGATTGAAGAAGCGGCAGAAAGTATAGGTGTTAATGTCACCATAAAACTCGCAGATAAGGAGGTAATCCTAAGAAGGAATGGAGAGAATATTGGGACTATAATTTGTCGATCAATGGACAGACCAGCGTCAATAATAGGATTTAAGATTGCACGTGCTTTAGTTGATGAAATAGACACTATGGCCTTGGACAAAGCAACGGAGGCATGGAGGAAAATAATAGCAAGAATGAGATTAAAGATACTGGGCGTGGTAAATGGTATCGGGGTTACGTGTACGCCTGAAGGATTTTTGTTTGTATATAATCATTTTGCTAAAAATCCAACTAAGTTATATTCGATGGTTCAGGCATCTACATTTGAAAATGAAGAGTACTTACCCGATGATTATATCGAGTCACTTTATGAGACATACCCTGATCAACTAGTAAGCGCATATGTGCTCGGGCAGTTTGTAAACCTTACATCCGGGAGTGTGTACTCATCGTTTGATAGACAAAAGAATCATTACTCATATACAGAAAGGAATACTAAGATCCTGATGGGCAATGATTTTAACGTAATGCATACATGTGGAATATTAGCGCAAATGGAGAATGGTGTATTGAGGGTTTATAAAGAATATGTCGATATGTACGACACGCCCGAACTCGTTAATGTAATACAAAAGGATTATCCGCATAAACCACTGATGCTATCTTTTCCTGATGCCAGCGGAAAAAACAGGCATAGCTCTGATGCATCAGCATCAGATCATGCAACAATACGAAAGGTTGCACAATTACGCGTAAACAAATCAAATCCTGCTATAAAAGACAGGTATATGGCAGTTAATAAAGCATTGGACGATGGATTGCTGACTATAGATGTAAAAAAATGCCCAGAATTAGCAGAGGCATTAGAACAGCAGTCTTTCGATAAAAATGGACTCCCTGATAAATCAAGTGGTGTTGACCATCCCATCGACGGACTAGGATATTTAGTATACTGGTACTTTCCAATCAGTAAGCCAAAAGCAAGATTAAGTATGAACATAGGTTAGAATAACCATTAAATTATAGGATTAATCCAATGGCAGATATAAGAACACCACACCCACAATATACGGCTAATAAACCAAAATGGGATCAGATAAGAACAGAAGTTGAAGGCGATGCAGCAGTAAAGAAAAAAGGACAGATGTACTTACCATTTCCAGTATCTCTGCCTACTAGCATTACTGATTCAGATGATTTCAAAAGACAGTATGAAATTTACCTATTTGGGGCCTTGTTTGTTAATTTCACAGCACAATCAATCGAGGATTTAGTTGCTAGTGTATTCAGTAGAAACCCTATTGTAGATGAGGATTTTCCAGAAGAGCTCGAATATCTGAATCTTCCAGACACATCTAAGGAGATATGCACAGCGCTAGTATCCTACGGAAATGCTATGTTGCTGGTTGATTATCCCACTATAGAGGGCGAGATAACCAGGGAGCAGCAAGAGCAACAACAGATAGCCGCTTATTATTCTGTATATGATCCACTAGACGTGCTCAACTGGCAGACCATAAAAGTAGGCGGAGTTACCAGGGTATATCGTGTCGTACTTCATAGTAAAATTGTTAATTCAAATAATCAATACGAGGATGTATATAGAGAGCTATCCATAGCTACCGGCGTATACACTATTCAGATATATAACCTTGACGGGGAGGCTGTAGGGGCTCCAACATCACCACGGGGGGCGAACGGCGAAACATTTGCCGAAATACCTGCTATATTTTTGGGGGTCGAGGCAAATGACACAGGGATCAGTCCTTCACCGATCCAAGGAATTGCCGATACCAATTTAAAGCACTATCAGAACACGGCAGAACTGCAGCATACTATTGATTATATCGGTTATCCAATGCTCACTATAACTGGTGCTCCTCCTGGGTTTATTGATGCAATGGACGAACCTAATGCTGACGGCAGTAAAAAACGAATTACAGTAGGAGCAAGCCAGGCGCTTACTATTGAGGGTGAGACGGGTGACGCAAAACTATTGCAAATCAATCCAGAACTGGTTCACTTCAAACAGCTAGAACAGTTAGAGAAGTCTATGGCAGAACAAGGCTATCGTATTAAATCTGATAAATCGGGTGTTGAGTCTGCACAGTCATTGACTATTAGGAATAGCGGTAATACCAGTAAATTATCATCAATAGCAACACAGATTGAAAATGCTATTAAATCGAGCATGAGATACATCAATGCATATATGAGTACTGACGTTCCTGATGATTTTAAGTTCGATTTAGTTAAGAACTATTTGCAATTATCCCCAGACTCTAATTTAATAAATACGCTCAATGGGTTGGTTAATGGTGGTCGTATACCTGATTATGTCCTATACGATTATCTTACCGAAACAGAGATATTATCAGAAGATGTGGATTACGAGACTTTACGAAATGATAGTGATGTTGTGGAATACGATGTACCACTAACAAATAATGTCGGCAGCAATGGATAGTGTTACAGGTGAGATAATAAAGGAGCAATCAACTATTGAGGTGCTGGCAGATAAGCATCGAAAAATGATGGTTGCATGGGTTGCTAGTCAGAAGCGATATATGAAGTCGATTGACGATCTTTCATATACTGAGTGGAGAGCGCTAATACTTCGTAAGGCTAAAGATGATCTTGGTAGTATAGGTGCAACTATGTTGTCAGAGGTATTAAATGGCGCTTATCACATTAACAAAAGCACCATGACTGGAATCACATGGATAAATAAGGCAGATAGTTTAGCCGCCGCCGCCGCTTCTAAAACTACAGGCCAGACAGCGGAGCAAGGCATTAAGCAATTAATGAATAGCACATATGGAACGCTGGTAACAGAAACTACTCGATATAATGCACAGAATCTAACAACTGTTGCAGTCACTGATGCAATTATGGGGAGTGCGTCACAGCTATACAAAAATGGTGATATGGTGCGCTGGATTAATGGATCTCGTACATGGTCAACAACGTATTCAAAATCATCACTTGAGACGATAAGGCAGGCCAGATACTCAGAAGATTCTGACGTAATCGGGTATCAATGGGTATCAGTGCTTGATAGCAGAACCTCTGATACTTGTATGGGGTTATCTGGTAAGAAGTTTTATTTTGGCACGAGTGGTTATAAACCACTTCCACCGATTCACCCAAATTGCCGAAGCACTACCGTACCTATAATTAAAGATACACCTCAGCCTGATCTTGAAACATTTAGCGAGTGGGCAGCTAACAATCCTGACGAATTAGAGGAAGCATTGGGGCCAACAAAATTCGAACTATATGAATCTGGACAGCTTAGTATTACCAAATTTACAGATGCCAGATTTAAACCTATGACTATACCTGAAATAGAAGATCAACTTTAACAAGAGGAACAACAATGAAATTTAAATTAACTAAAGAGCAATATAACGAAACAAGTGAGTCGGTCAAGTCATTATATAAAGAGGTAGACGGCACATATATTTTGGATGTTGATATCTCGGAATCAGACGACTTTCAGCGGCTGCTCAAAAATAAAAATGACATTCTTGATGAGAAAAAAACAGAAGAACAAAAGCGCCTGGCATTAGAGGATCAAAACGAGCAGGACCACATTAAAAACCTGGAAGAGAAGCAAGAGTATGAAAAACTATTAGGGATTAAGGAGGAGAAATTTAAAAATGAATTACAGAAAGAACGGGATTCTGTTGTTGTCCTTAAAAAACAAATTGAGACAAGTATGCTTGATAGCGCTGTTAACTCCTTGTCTAGTTCTCTGGCTGGTGATCGTGCAGACTTAATGCGGCCTCACATCAGGAGTCGTATGGTGATGAAAGAGGTTGACGGAGAGCAGAAGCTATTTATTACTGATGTTACAGGAACTGCCAGCGCAATGACTGTTGAACAACTTGAAAAAGAGTTCAATGAAAACGAACTTTTTTCACCTATCCTAAAAGGCAGGCAGTCAAGCGGCGGCAATTCTGATAATAATGGACAGGGCGGCGGTGCTAGTGATTTCACTGAGCAAGAGAAGTACTTTATGCACGAAACCAGAAACCTGACCAAACAGGCCGAACTGATGAAAGAAAATCCAGAACTGTACAAGCAGTTATCTACTAAATATAACATAGGTACACGAGCGAACATGTTTAGAGGGCGGATGTAATTATGGCAGTCCTGAAGCTAGATAATATGTCCTTGATATTGGACAATGAAACCGGAATCGCTAGATTAAGTTTTATATTCTTAGATGATGATGAAAAGCATCACTTAAGAAAAATTGAATTTATTCAAGGATTAACGCATGAGGAAATAGGGCAGAAATTAATTGTTTTTGGCACAGCTATAGGTGCCGATATTGAGCCTCCATTGGATAAAGATAATGAAAAATAACATTAACCAGTCAGTGCGCAGGCAAGGTGAGCGGCCTATAAATAATCCTATGTATGCCAGCATGAAAGTTAGTCTTGTTGCTGTGAGGTGCCGTGCTGGGTTTTTGATTGGGATAGGGTTAACCGGTGATATAGCTGCCAATAAAACAATTACTCTATCCAATGCTAACAAAGAGCTATCAAAGATAAAAAACAGATACGGCGGATTGATTACCAAAAAGATTCCTAAATTAGACTGGGATACTGTAATTGAAAAATCTTTAATTGATGATTTTGATTATGACAAGAACCCGACCAGCAGGCGTTCATCGTCTCGTGCATTTGAGCCTAAGAAAGCAGCTATCGTTGCCCCGGTAATCCATGAGTCAGTTGTAAGTGTGAAGAAGAGGATAAAAAAGAATAACTCGACTGATTGACTATAATTATGATAGTCTATTATTAATTCTGCATGTGAAGCCTCGCATGTACCATCTCCCGAGAGTCCTTGGATGGTTAAAAGG